TGTGTTTACAAGTCGAATTGTTGTTTGCACAAGTAATACGTTTAGTATGCGGGTTGAGAGTATTCAGGAACCTGAAGCTCTTACTCGTAGATTTACGCATACTTATAGGATTGTTCCCGCTGATAAATATTGTGTTGATAGTAATGTTCAATCTGCTGATAAGAGATTGAATGTGAATCACCCTGATTTGAAGGATCAACCTTTGAATAGGGAAGCTATTGTATTTGAAGAAATGCAATGGGGTAAATGTCATGAAGCAACTCCCACTGGGAAAGTGGTTACTTATCGTGAACTTGTTGCTATTCTTGTACTTGATTATCAGAGACGTACAAAGAAAAGTGATCTTTATAATTCTGAAGTTGATATTGGACTGCAAAATCGTCTGGATGAAATTATCAGACGTGAAGGTAGTCTAAAAGCTCAGGTTGATGAATCTGTTGAGGAAGGTCCGTCTCAGGACCAACTTAATGAAGTTATTTTCCAATTTGATGCTGCTGAAGAGAGTGTTTCACCCTCTTTGGCCTTTAAAACTTCGAGTATTGATGAACTCCAACGTATTGCTCTTTCAAATCTTAAGGATTTTATGAATGAGGAAGAGGAGTATAAGGATTATGTAGTGGATTACCATGCGCTTGATGATTTGATTAATTTGGGTTGTAAGGATGAAGATCTTACTGACCTTGGTTTCGCTATTTCTCGAATTTGTTCAATAAGATATGGTACTTTTAAAACTATTTGGGGCTTTTCTCAAATTGCTCCTGATATTTGGAAGAGATTTCTCTCAAATTTTATTCATTCTGTTGAGAGTGGGTTCGATAGAGGGAATAGCTCTCAAATTTTTAAGAGGCATTTAGATAATCTTTCACGCGTTTTAGATCCTGTCCTTAAAAATTTTATTGATACTGAAATGTTTAAATTTTTAGCAAAATCTTATAGCGAATCATGGGTTGATGATTTTGAACTTGCTGAGTTGGAAAAACAACGAGGTGTTCTTGCCCATTTCTTTGATTTTGTCAAGAAAGGAGCTACTTCATTTATGAAGAATCATCCATTTTTGTCAGTTTTAGGCACTGTTGGTGCTATTTTGGCAATGTGGAAGACTTTTTCTATGATTAAGGGCTTCTTTAGTGAAGATTCTGAGATTTTGTCTCCTGAATCTGGTCATAATCGGAAAGGTAAGGAGAAGAATTATCAGCAACGTGGTCGAAAAGAGCATGTTCCTGCTGAATATCATTTTTCTCCCCAATCTGGTACAACCAGAGTGGATATGAAACCTAGTGCTGAACAACAGTGGGTTAAACAAGGTGGTGGTGACTTGAATTCAATTCAAATGTCTAAGCGCCTTGTGCAAAAGAGTACTTATGGTATTGTTGTTCCTTGGAAGGAGAGTAGGATTGGGTCTGTTCTTTTTATTAAGGGTAGAATTGGTATTTACCCTCACCATTATGTAAACTTTTTCAAGAAGAGTATTAAAGATGGTGAATGTTCTCTGGAGACAGAGATTGTTCTTCGGAATGATTGGGTGTCGCAGGGATATAAGTTAACTGTTCGTGAGTTAATTAATGTAAAGGAATGTGAATCTATGAGAAATCAGGACCTTGCTGTATTCTTAGCTCCCAATAGGGTGCATCAACATGGTGATATTACTAATATGTTTGTTGATGTTAAGGTGTTGGATAAACCTTTTGATAAGACTTGTCATCTGATTGTCCTCGAAGATGATAAAGGATGGCGCATTAATAGTGGTGTTGCTAGTGTGATTCGAGGTCATAAAGTCGGTAATGGAGATAATTACTGGCGTGTTGATGTGGGTTATATATATCCTTTTCCTACTATGAATGGAGATTGTGGTTCCACGTTGCTGTTGAATAATAAGGCAATTAACCCAGGTAAAATTCTTGGTATGCATGTTGCTGGTGATGGCAATAATAAGGGCTTAGCTGCCGCATTGAATAAGGAATTAATCGATGAAGTTGTTGGGTTATTCTCTGCTGAGGAGCAGATTTGTGCTCCTAAGGAAATCACAATGGAACCTCAGTTGGATTCAAAGCTTTTTGATGCCAATATGGTTCCTTTACATGCTGCTGAGTTTCCCGTTAGTCTTGCTGGTAAGACGAAAATTATTAAAAGCAAGTTATACGGTGCCTGGGGACCTGCACGCACAAAACCGGCTTATCTCCGGCCACGCTTGGTAAATGATGTGATTGTTGATCCGCGTATGGTTGGATTATCTGGTTATTGTGCAGGGAATTGTCGCGTTGATCCAGATATTATTGATGCTATTGTTGCCAATTTGAGTAACCACTATGTTAATGTGGCCAAGTTTTCTGAGAGGCGGAAACCCATGGTTTTCACTTTTGAAATGGCTGTCTGTGGTGATATTGGTACGAAATATTGTGATTCTATTGATCGGACTATTTCTTCGGGTTATCCGTGGGTGTTGCAGAAACCCCCTGGGTTTCCTGGTAAGACGTGGTGGTTTGGTCTTGATGGACCACATGATATCAATACTCCTCAAGCTAAACAGGTTGAGTTGAAAGTGATGGATATTATTGACAATGCTCGAAAGGGTATTAGATTATTCCATCCTTATATTGATTTTCCAAAGGATGAACGTCGTCCTATAGAGAAGGTTGATGCAATGAAAACTAGGAGTATTTCTGGTTGTTCGTTGGATTATTCTATAGCGGTGCGAATGTATTTCCTTGATTTTTCCATGTTCTTGATGGAAAATCAGATTGTAACTGGTACTTGTGTTGGTATCAACCCCCGATCTGGGGATTGGGATTTTCTGGCCCGTAAGCTTAATCGCTTTGATGCAATTGTAGCCGGCGATTTTTCCGGATTTGATAAAACCCAAATTGCTGAGTTTTTATGGGCTGTCCTCGCTGTGATATGTGCGTGGTACAATGATGGTAATGAAAATAGACTAATTCGTACCACTCTTTGGTCTGATGTTGTTAATTCCATCCATTTGTTTGAAGGGAGTTTTCTTCAATGGATTAAGAGTTTGCCAAGCGGACACCCCCTTACTGTGATCATCAACAGTATAATTCATGAAATGTATGTGCAATATGGGTATGTTTTGTTGCATCCTCAGGGCTTGCATGGACTCCAATTTTTCCGTGATTTTGTAGAAATACAGACTTATGGGGATGATGGTGTTTATTCAATTTCTGATGTTATTATACCTTGGTTTAATCAGATCACTTTGACTCAAGCCTTGGCTACAATAGGTCTGATGTACACTGATGAATTAAAAAGTGAGACGTTAGTACCTTATCGGAAACTTTCTGAAGTTACCTTTTTGAAGAGAGGATTCCGATTTGAAGAGCGACTTGGAAGATATGTTGCTCCTCTTTCTTTAGATACGATTCTAGAGATGCCCTACTGGACAAAAGAAGGTCCAGCTCCGCAGGAAATAACGGAGGATAACGTTAATACTGCTTTAATGGAACTCTCCCTGCATGGGGAAGAAGTTTACCATTTTCATCAGGAAATTATCATCGATGCCTGTCGAAAGAAGATGAATTGGCTCCCACCTGTTACTTCATATACCATGAATTTGGATGTAGCTATGAAGACGCGGGAGGAGTGGTAGGATCAGCCGATCTTGCCGGACTCATAAAAATTCTTGAGGTGAAGAAAAGTTCGGTAGTGCGGGGGTCCGGAGTAGAGTGTACTTATTTAGGTTTACTTATCAGGGTCGCTCGGTGGCAGTCCCATCAATACCCAGATACCCTCAAGTGCTTCCTTTGGATTGAGTTATCCATTGGATTAAGACAACGACTCGCTGCAAATAATAATACAAATACTGGCGAGAACGCAGAAATGACAGTCCAAGAGACTGTCACATTTTATAGTGATACTTTGACTCCTACGGCATCAATTCCGCAAGAGTTTAGTAAGGATATGAGTTTGGATTATTCGCTAAAAGAGGATCGTGTTCATGATATTGTTAATTTTCTTAGGAGACCTGTTGTTCTTGGAGAGTTCATCTGGTCCGTTACAGATGTTAGCAATTTGGCCTTGGCTAATTTTACTAACCCTACTGCTTTGCTTAACCACACGATGAATGCAGAGAAAGTTAAGGGTTTTGTTGGTTTTAAAGGCAAGATGGTTGTGCGTTTGCAAGTGAACGCACAACGTTTTCAACAAGGTCGTTTGTTGTTGCATTATATTCCTATGTATGATCACCAAAGTTCTAATAGGAAACTTACTGCTACGAGTAATCTTGTTTTTAAAACTCAACAACCTCGGATTGATTTTGACGTGTCAACTGATACTGATGTGTTGTTGGAGATACCCTTTGTATATCCTTTTGAGTATTATAATTTGACACAGGAATTCCCTTCACTTGGGACTTTCTTTGTTAGTGTATATAGTCCATTGATTTCGCCTACGGGTGACACAAATTGTGATGTGGTTGTTTGGGGATATTTTGAGGACGTTGAAGTTGTTTTTCCTACTGTGCTTGTCCCTCAGGTTGGTGGTGGACGAAAGTCCATCACTACACAGGAGTTGCAAGTATCCGGTCCTGGTCCAATTTCTTCTTTGTTTAGTAGGATTAGTAAGGCTGCTACAATTATGGGGGAGATCCCATTGTTGAGTAGTGTTGCATTTCCAGCAGCATGGTTCTCATCTGTAACATCTCGAGCTGCCTCGGCCATGGGATGGAGCAATCCTTCCCAATCGGTTGTAGCTTCTAGAATGCAAAATACTAGGACGCCATATATGAATAATGCTAATGGAATAGATAATTCTCTTAAATTAGCTCTTATGAGTGATAATGAAGTTGAAGTTTTACCTGGATTTAGTGGGACAAATATTGATGAATTACATTTGCGGCATTTAATTTCAATTTCTACTTTTATCAAAGGTTTTAATTGGACTACAGCCCAAGCGACTGGTGTTTTGTTGTGGAGTTCTAACGTCTCTCCTTTTGCTATGAGTAATGATGTTACTGTGGCAACAGCTTCTAGTACTTTGGGTGTGAAATTGCCATCTCCTCTAGCTTTCTTTTCAAATTTCTTCACTTTTTGGCGTGGGAGTATTTGTTTCACGATTAAGGTTGTCAAGACGGAATTTCACTCAGGTAGACTCATGTTTACTTGGACACCTAATAATACGGTTGATCCCATATTCACGAATTTGGATCCAGTTTATAAAGAAATTCTTGATCTTCGCCATTCTAATGAGTTTAGTGTTTGCATTCCTTATGCTTCTACTACTCCATGGAAATTGGTTAATGCTGCATCTAGTAGTACAGGACGAGTTGGTATCTATGTTTTGAATTCTTTGCGTGGCCCTGCTACAGTATCTACTAGTGTGCAAATACTAGTTGAATGTAATGGTGGACCTGATTTTGAATTTTCTGCACCGATTGAGAGTCCTTATACTCCTGTTTTGGGACAGTTTACTCCGCAAAGTGGCGGTGATATTTTTAGACCCCAGGTCCTGGGTGATGATGCCACTAATTGTGGGAATGCAGTTACAATGCCGATTGCTGATACTATAGCCTCCAGTACTAATAATACTGGTGGCTCTTCAGCTATAAGGTTTTGTAGTGGTGAATCTGTTGTTTCAATGAGACAGCTAATGAAGAGAAGCTGTCCTAAATCAGTTGATACTCCTGCAATTAATACTTACACTAGTGTTAATCCATATTATATTGATTTACCTATTTTCCTTGCTGGTTCTAATCCCACTTTAAGTAATACTAGAGCTGTTGATTATTACGATATTCTGGCTAGTTGTTTTGCTTTTTCTCGAGGTGGAGTTCGTTTGAAGCTTTGGTCGCAAGGTGGTGGTGTTGTAATTTATAAGAGTCGCCTTGTATTATCTTCTGTTCAAGTTTGGTCAGGCACTGCATTGTCTGGGAACAAGTCACTCTTGTCTAGTGTTGTTTCCTCTGTTAATGTTATGGCTGGTGCTCTTGAACTTGAAGTTCCGCAATATGGATTATCCCATATGCGATTTAATGTGGTTGGGACATATGGAGCTGTGTCCAACTTGAGTCCTTTTAATACTCCTTTGGGTATTGAATATACAACAGATTCTGTTACTGCTATTCCTGTTTATATTTATAGGCAAACATCTGATGATTCTGATTTCGGTTTCTTTTATGGTGTTTTGCCCATGATTTTGTCAACAGGTGGCTTTAGCTCCACCATGCCATGGTAGGCATTAAACACCAGGGTCTGACTAACCTTTGAAAATCCAGCTCTTTTGAGTGCCTTGGGGATAACCTCCCCTTTGGCGAATTGCAAATCTGGTACCCTTAGTCAGTGAAAATTGCACCGTTATATCTCGTTATAGTTGAGCTTTACCGCTTTACTCAACAGATCTAGTACCGAGAAGTACTATAGTAATCCCCCGCGGGTATAACGGGGATATTATAGGGGGAACGGCGGTTATCGTTTCTTACATTTGATGTTCGGCGCCTATGAATCATGAATTTGGTCAGAGTATGGCGAGGTTACAGGGCACAGATACGGGGGTAATGGTTCTTTTTAGCAATGAGAAGGTTTGCCTTATTTCCCACGGGGGAAAGTAAGATGTGTTGCATATGCATTTGAAAAGTACACGGGTAAGAGAACGTCTGTCAATGGGGGCCCAATTGTTAGCAATAGCAACTGGGT